GTGCTTCTACGACAGGTTCTGCCGGAGTTTCTACGACAGGCTCTGGTTTAACTTCTGGAAGTGGCTCTTCCTTTGCAACTTCCACTTTGGCTTTGACTTCTTTTACGGCCGGCATTTCTTCCTTTGTCGGCGCCGGTGCGCTTAAAGAACCAGAAATTAAACGTAAACGACCAGAACGAATACTTCTACGAATTTGTGTCGTATTCATTCCTGCGTAGATTTTTGCAGTTGGATGATTTGAGTTTAAATAAATACCTGAATAATCATCGTAGTACCCTACTTCACCGGATGCCAGACGAATTTCAGCAATAACATTTGTCATAGGTATACCTCATATGCAAAAATACGACGGCAGCGTAATGTCTGCCGCCGTATTATGAATTTAGCGATTAGTTGCCAGTGTTTTCGATTGTGCCAGTTACTTCGTTCTGTACTTTTACTACAGGCGGAACCGGATAGGTCGGAGCTACGGCCAGGTTGCGTGCTACCACGATACCACGACCATTGTCTTGGATACCTACACCATAACGTTCTTTTACCTTTAACAGGCGAATATCGCGTTCCGGATCGGTCCAGTTATCGGTGGACAGCGCTTCACGCTGTGCGATAACACCGACTTCGTTAGCGTCCAGCACATACATATCAAATTTCTTATTGATTTTGTCAAATTTAACGAATGGGCTAAAGTTAATGCGGATTGGCATCGGCAGACGATTTTGAGTCTGTTCCGGAGTCATGATTAACTTTTGCGGACCTTGATCAGCCTGTAAGCCGGCAAAACCAGGAGTACCCTGTGTAGCACCCCAAGGATGTACCTGAGAAGCGCCCATCGCACCGTAGGTCATACCATTGCCGATCATGGAGTTGCGAGCAAATACAACCCAGGTCAGCGGATGCATGATGACGTCGGTCGGAACACGATTCTGGCCCATCAGTGCCAGTACCAGATCCAGGAAGTCTTCTACGGACAGAGTATCATTATAGGAGCCGTCAGCAGCACGGCCGCTGGTACCAGCTTCCGGTTTTTGACCACGCAGTGCATTATCAAATACAGGATGGCCATGATCAGAGAATGCATTAAAGCACAGCTCTTCTTTATAACGAGCCATAGCACGGCCCATTTTGGAAATGTTGATGCCCATAATATCCCAAGCGCCATCGGTTACAGCTTCCTCGGTAATGGAAACCTTCAGACCAACTTTCTTTACGCGGATCTCGAAGGTACCATTTTCCATGGTAGCGTAATCAACGGACTCTTCCGGATAACGGCCGCCTTCAGAAATTTCATGCGCTACGAGTTCGCCTACAATAGGAATTACGTATACGGCAGAATTTCCGGAAGCTACGGTTACGGTTTTCATGAAGCGAGTTGCCAGATATACTGGTTCTGCAGCTTCACGCAGTTTGCCTTCGATTACTTTAGGAATTAATTTTACTACGTCAGTGGTGTGCAGGGTTTCCTGTACGGTTACACGACCCTTACTAAAATCACCTAAAGAGTTCAGGCACATCTTTTCGATCATATCGAACGTGCTGACTTCGGCAGTCGGTTTTTCGCCTTTGCCAGCTTTATAGTCGGCCCACTGAGCCTGAGCGGCTTCACGCAACGCATTGTTCTCGGTGAGCATTTCTTGAATCTTCATTAGATATAATATCTCCTCGTAAATTATATATTAAGCGCGCGGGAGCTTAGCCAGGAGGATGAGCTTCGTTCCCGCGGGCCGCTTAATTATTTCGTTAACAGTACGTGCACGGAGCCTACGCAACCGTCCCAATCCATCCAGGTCGGAACGCCAGCCAGGCCGCGTTTGGAATATTTAAACTTAACAGTCAGTGTATCTTTGTCGTCTGCAAACAGACCATCTAATGCATAAGTTTTCTTTGTTGGATCCTGTTCGTCAGCTTTTGCAACCGGCATTAGTTTAACAATGCCCATCAGCGGATCTACGAAAGTAATTTCGAGAGAATCGCTGGCTAACTTTTTGCCAATATTTGGAGTACCGGTTGTTTCATCAAACAAATCTTCCCAACCATCGGTACCCTGTGTAACAGCGGTTCCATCTGACTTTTCAATTTTTACTTTTAAAGATTTTGGAACTACGTTTACATGGTTCAGGCGGAAATATTCTTCAATGTAATCTACGGCAGCATCATGCTTATGGATTTCGCCAGCTTTCATTTCCGGCATTTCCTGTACGACTGCGTTATAACCGTCTGTTAGACCAGGAATACCAAGTTCGCTGTACTGCCATTCTGCGTCCATACGGGGATCATAGTTGCCATTGCGCAGGTTAGCACCAAGCATATGCAGGTTGCTGTTATTAAATGCTTTATCAAACGGATAGCCAGGATATTCGCCAGTGCTGTTATGCGGACTATTGTTGATTGCATCTTCGTTCCGACGATTTGTTTCACGATATACGGTCGGATTGAACTCTTCGTAGTTTAGACGATCAGCCAGTGCCCAGGTAGCCCATTTAGCGGAACCTTCCGGCAACAGTGCCTTAGAAGTAGCATATACTTCACCGATAACCTGACGACGTTCTGCTTCGTATTCAGCAATGGACATATCTGCTACTAATTCTGGGTCATTTAACGGAGAAGCGGTGATACGACCGTTTTCGTCGGATTTAACCAGGTCACCAGGTAGTAACATGCCATATACGGAACCCCACAGATTGTTTTCTGCTTTGTCTTTGAATGCGAACCAAGGCATTTCTACCATAGCATCTGTACGAATCGGACCAGGCATGATGCCGTTGTAAGCATCAATGTCACGAGTATATTC